ACCGGATGGCCGCGATTTTTTTTAAAATGGTCCCCACCACTAACAAATGTGCTCCACTTAGAACGCTCCCTCAAATCCTATTTAATTCAAATCCATTATATATACTTGGTCCCCAAGTACTCACGTCAAACATGTGGGATCCTTTACTAAACGAGTTTCCCGAAACCGTACACGGTTTTAGGTGTATGTTAGCCATTAAATATTTGCAATTAGTAGAAAATACATACTCTCCTGATACATTAGGGTACGATTTGATTCGTGATTTAATTTCAGTTATTCGTGCTAAGGACTATGTCGAAGCGTCCCGCAGATATAGTCATTTCCACTCCCGCATCCAAGGTGCGTCGCCGGCTGAATTTCGACAGCCCGTATGCCAGCCGTGCTGCTGCCCCCACTGTCCTCGTCACAAACAAAAGGAGGTCATGGGTCAATCGGCCCATGTACCGAAAGCCCAGGATGTACAGGATGTACAAAAGCCCTGATGTTCCTCGTGGTTGTGAAGGTCCATGTAAGGTTCAGTCGTATGAACAGCGTCATGATGTAGCGCACGTAGGTAAGGTCATTTGTGTGTCGGATGTTACTCGTGGTAACGGGTTGACTCATCGTGTGGGAAAGAGGTTTTGTGTTAAGTCTGTTTATGTTTTGGGCAAGATATGGATGGATGAGAACATTAAGACCAAGAATCACACTAATACTGTGATGTTTTTTTTAGTTCGTGATAGGAGACCATTTGGGACTCCACAGGATTTTGGTCAGGTTTTTAATATGTATGATAATGAGCCTAGTACTGCTACTGTGAAGAACGATAACAGAGATCGCTTTCAAGTTCTACGCCGTTTTCAGGCGACTGTTACTGATGGTCAGTATGCAAGTAAGGAGCAGGCGTTGGTTAGGAAATTTATGAAGGTTAACAACCATGTGACCTATAACCATCAAGAAGCCGCGAAGTATGACAATCACACAGAGAATGCTCTTTTGTTGTATATGGCATGTACTCATGCTAGTAATCCTGTGTATGCTACTTTGAAAATCAGAATCTATTTCTATGATTCTGTTCAGAATTAATAAAGATTGAATTTTATTATATTTGAATGTGTTACATATTCTGTTTTTTCCAATACATCCCATAATACATGATCACATGCTCTAATTACATTGTTAATACTAATTACACCCAAATTATCTAAATATTTCATACATTGAACCCTAAATACTCTTAAGAAACGCCAGGTCTGAGGACGTAAATGAGTCCAGATCTGGAAGATTAGAAAACATTGGTGTATTCCCAACGCTTTCCTCAGGTTGTAATTGAATTGGACTTGTATTGTGATGATGTCGTGGTTCATCAGAAATGGTCTCTCGTCGTGGCTGATTATCTTGAAATATAGGGGATTTTTGACCGTCCAGATATATACGCCACTCTCTGCTTGAGCTGCAGTGATAGCTTCCCCTGTGCGAGAATCCATGATTGTGACAGCCTAGTGCAATGAAGTATGAACAGCCACAAGGGAGATCAACTCTCCGTCTCCTCGTTGCTTTCTTGGCGTTGCGGTGTTGCACCTTGATAGGAACCTGAGTAGAGTGCGCTTTGGAGGGTGACGAAGATCGCATTTTTTATTGCCCAGTGTTTGAGTGCGCTGTTTTTCTCTTCGTCCAAGAATTCTTTATAGCTTGAATTGGGGCCGGGATTGCAGAGGAAGATAGTGGGAATTCCCCCTTTAATTTGAACGGGTTTTCCGTACTTTGTGTTGCTTTGCCAGTCCCTTTGGGCCCCCATGAATTCTTTAAAATGCTTTAGGTAGTGCGGATCAACGTCATCAATGACGTTGTACCAGGCATCATTACTGTACACCTTTGGACTCAAATCAAGATGACCACACAGATAATTGTGTGGACCCAATGATCGAGCCCACATCGTCTTCCCCGTCCGACTATCGCCCTCTATGACTATACTTATTGGTCGTAATGGCCGCGCAGCGGCACTGACAACGTTCTCTGCAGCCCACTCTTCGAGTTCTTCTGGAACTCGATCAAACGAAGAGGAAGAAAAAGGAGAAACGTAAACCTCCATTGGAGGAGTAAAAATCCTATCTAAATTACTATTTAAATTATGAAACTGTAAAACAAAATCTTTGGGAGCTTTCTCCCTTAATATATTGAGGGCCGTAGCTTTGGACCCTGAATTGATTGCCTCGGCATATGCGTCGTTTGCAGACTGGCAACCTCCTCTAGCCGATCTTCCATCGATCTGGAAAACTCCATGATCAAGCACGTCTCCGTCTTTGTCCATGTAGGCTTTGACGTCTGTTGAGCTTTTAGCGCTCTGAATGTTCGGATGGAAATGTGCTGACCTGGTTGGGGATACGAGATCGAAGAATCTGTTGTTTTGGCATTTGAATTTTCCTTCGAACTGGATGAGGACATGCAGGTGAGGAGACCCATCTTCGTGTAATTCCCTGCAGATTCGAATGAATAATTTATTGGTTGGTGTCGTTAGGGCTAAAAATTGGGAAAGTGCTTCTTCTTTGCTTAGTGAGCAATGTGGGTATGTGAGGAAATAGTTTTTGGCATTTATTAGAAATTTTTTGGGCGGAGGCATGTTGACTTGGTCAATCGGGTCCTCTCAAACTTAGCTATGCAATCGGGGAATGGGTCCTTATTTATATGTGAGGACCTAAATGGCACAATTGTAAATTACCAAAAGAAATTCAAAATTCAAATTGGTAAAGCGGCCATCCGTATAATATT